CTATTTCACCACATCTAAAAAAGTTATCGTTTATAGCTTGGTCTTGGTCTGTTCCGTCTTTTGAGTTACCTTTAGCTCTAAGAACTCTATCACCTATTATGTATCTTACTCTTCCGTAACCTTGGTTGTCACCTACTATAGCATCAGCTCCTTCTGAGCCAGGAAAAGTTTCACTAATAGCTTTTGGTTCACTTACTCCTTCATCTTCAAAATCCCCGCCATCGTCACCATCTACTAATTCATACTGAACATCTCCTGTATGAAAATGATATCTTAACCTACCATTGTTGTTTATTTTATAATGAGTTTCTAACTCACCTTCGTTATCTAAAATAGCTTGGTTCATTGGGCCGCTTATGTTTTTCGTAAACTTTAATAGTTCACCTTCATTGTGACCACTTTCTAATTGTTCCTTCTCATTTTTCTGATAAAAGAAATATCTATTTGATTCTTCTGTTAAGTTACCATTACCATCTCTATCACCATTATTGTAAAATATTACATACCAACCACCTTTAATTCCCTCATCTTTACCTTCAGTTACTCTATCTACACTTTGTAAAAATCCAAATCTAAAAATATCATCATACACCGTTCTTTGATTAGCTGTACCCTCATCTAAAATAACATTTCTTGTGCCAGGAAAATAACTGTCAAATGTAAAAAACTCTAGCTTCTCAGTATCACCTCTACCATGTTTTTGTTTCCAAATTAAATCTTCTTTAAATAGTAATGTAGTCGCATCAGTTCCAACATTTACAGCTGTTTGCCATCCATTGTTTTCTCCACGATTTCTAATTCTTGGATAGAAAGCATCTCCATCATTTGGTAAAGTTGCTGGATGAAAGTTTATTGCTTCTAACTTTCCTGATGTTCCGTTTGGTGGAGTTAGACTATTTGCTATAGTTGGATTAACAACCCAAGAACCAGCAGAGTAAGGTGGATTGTTAGGGTCTGCTGTCCATATCCAATCACCACCTTCACTCAAAGTTCCGTTCTGAGATTGGTTAGCTAAATTTGGTTCCCAAAAATATCTATTCCCATTTCTAATTTCTGAAACTCTCCAAGCACCTTCACCACCCCATATAGTTGTAGATGTTCCTACTACAGCATCAAAAGGTGATGGAACATTTAGTCCGTATTGTGCTCTTATCTGTGCTTCAGTCGTTGGTGGTTTAGGTTCTATAGTAGAAGCATTACCTTCTGTGTTAGATACATAACCAGCAGGTGGACTTGTTGGTTGTGGTTCGGTTGGACCAGGATTATTTACATCAAAATATCCATCAGGTGGATTCTGTGGTTTATCTTCATCTACTAATTCATTAGGATAACTTAAAGCAATCTGAACACCTTTGTTAGCAACAGAACTCTTTACATCCATTCTTACATTTACAAAGTCACCTACCTTTACACCTTGACCTTGTAAGTTAGGTATCTCTTGTCTTAAAGATAGTTTACGATAAACACTATCTGGCCATTCTACTAAATCTCTGAATATCTCATTGGTATCTGAAAACTTTATACAATTACCACCAGCTATACCTTCTCTTTGTACCCACTTAGCGTGATAACCTATAGCTGATGTTCCTACAAAATCTCCACTACTAAATTGTAAAAATCCATCACTCCAACTTCTAACCCTTATAGCATCATCATGTAATGTAGCATCCCACTCGTGCTCGCCACTTATATCTAAAACATTTCCTAAGTTATCTGTTTCTATTTCTTCACCAGATGGATTAAGTATAACATTTGTCTCTGAACGAACAGCTACATCAATTTGGTCAACTATGTATACATCTGGTATAGTTATAGTTCCACCAACCATTTGATTTGAAAATAAGAAACCATTATTATTAGGTGTTATGTTAAGAATCAAAGATTCGTTTGAGTTTCCTAAAAAGTCTATTTGAGTATCTGTTTCTTTTATAGTGTAGGGTGTTTGTATATTTACAAAATCATCAATGTAAGAACTATTTATTTGTTTAGCTCTTAATCTAACCTCAGTTCTACTTGGTGATATTTCGTGTATTTGATATTTTAAATCTTCTATCTTTAATTGTTCTGTAGTAGATTGGTTATCTTTATAATCTCTTTCGTTAGCAGCATATATTACACCATCTTCTGTAATGTAAATGTTATCTGTATTGGTATAGACATCACCAATCTTAGTATCATTCTTATCTAATGTGTGAACTAAAACAGCTGATTCATCACCAGCTAATTTTCTAAGAAAGTTATATCTGATTGTGAATGTACCACTTTCAAAACCTAAGTTACGAATATGTGCGCCAGGATAAAATTCTACATTATCATTTGATGAGTTTATTATAAAATTAGATAAAGGTAAATTATCGTATTGTATTAGATTATTACTAGCATCAAATATTTGAAAGTGAACGAAGTCTCTATCACCTTTACTTCCCCACTTACCATCTTCATAGGGTTTATTACCTACAACTTGAAAGTTGTTAGCATCAAGTAAATTTCTATCTCTTTCTGTTAATTTACTAGCCATTATAATTCCCTAAATCCTCTATCCAAAACTTCATCTATGATTGTATCACTCTCTTTTGTTTTTAAAGTATTTACTTTTAAGTTATACACTATTTTAGAAGACTCATCTTCTAATAGTTCGTTTTTGTACGGGTCTTCAAAAAGTAATATAGTATTTGTACTATCTCTTATAACACCACCTTGATTAGCTGAACCTGAGTATCCAGCTCTTAACTCTAAAGTAGCTTTATTTTGTAAGTATTGTTGTTCATCCTCTTCGGTTAGTCTTTTATAAAAATCTAACTTTTTGAGTTCCTCTTGACTGTAAGGCATTTCTTATCTCACTACTTTAAATACAAAGTCATCATCAAAATGTTGTATTGTTTCTTCTGTTGTATTACTACCACTAACAACTCTAAAACAGAATCTATAGTATCTTTCTGCCTGCAATCCATTCATCCATAAATTAAAATAATTTCCTGACGAGTCACAACTTATCAGAGAACCAGTTCCAAATGGTATAATAACATCTTCTGTCTGTGTGTCTAATACAGAGTAATATGCACCATCACCACCAATACTTCCTATACTACCACTTGGTAGATACTTAGCAGTTAAATATTCTGAAGCTGTGTTAGAGTAAGATTTGGTTGGATATTTAGGTCTTCCTACCAATCTAAATTTTACTTTAGAACTTTCTTTATACTCTGGTCTTAAATTTTTCATGTATACAGACATGTCTTCTAATTCGGTTGAAGACAAGCCACTCAGACTACCTGTATTCCAATTTGTATCATACCACTCTACTTCTAGCTTTGGTGGATATATTGTGTTGGTGTTTCTTGAAAAGAACTTAAAGTTACCTAATCTGTCTTGACTACCTTCGTCTTCATTAACATTTGTATTACCAAAACTACCACTTCTCTTTACAATAAATCCATGATTAGGATAAGTACCATCTAACCATTTATTCATAATAGGTGTAACATCCATTCTCATATCTTCGTCTTCATATTTAAAAGATTGAGAAGCGTATACTTCTTCATGCCATGCACCACCAGAAGATGATACACTATTTTCACCAGCTCCTAACCAAAAAGTTTTTTGAGTCAAACCATCTCTGTACTGCCAACTAGCACCTTCCGTTGTTTGAGGATCGTCATTGAAAGTTCCTTGTCCTTCTACCCAACTTTGACTTATAGGATAAGCCCATAAAGATTGACTTACATCTAAATTTTCTGAACCAGCATCGTATAGATTTAAATAGTATTTAGCATCCGTAGATATAGTTCCATTTACTATTGAAGATGATATTTCACTAATATCAAATTTTATTAGGATACGAGATACTTTGATGTTACCACCAGATTTACTCATTTTCTTTTGAACTTCTAGTATCTCATCTTTACCTGTGTTACCACTACCACTAGCTTCGTATAAAGTTGTATCTATTTCTGGAAAAACAAAATAATGCATTAGTTACCTCCTGATGAATTACCAACCACTCTACCCTCAATATCCACATTAGGATATTTAAGTTCAAAGCAACTTGGGTCTAGTGATGGATAAACGACTCCATCTTTTGTAGCACTAGCTATATCGTAAGCATTTCCTGAGTAACCACCACTAACTTTGAATTTGTTAGTAATCAATACGGAATGTCCGTTTGGATTATCTTCTTCAGGTGGTACAACAGCAGATACACCATTTACCAAAGATATCTGATAAGCCAAATCTGCTAATACTATTGGTTGTCCGATTTGCCATTTATCAATATTAAAAAAGTCTCTGACTCTTTGTATTGCTCTTAATACAACTTCTTCTTTATTGTAACCAACTTTTGTAAGTAAATTAAATTTAACTCCAATGTTAATAACAAAAGCATTCTTTATATTTACAGCATCTGTTACCATTCTAAATTGTGTTAGATAAGTTTGTACATTTTCTTTTACTGCTTGATTTACTGTAACTAATTTTTTATTTGCGTCAAATCCTAATAGATACATATTGAGAGCTAATGGATTTGCTATTCGTGCATCTGCGTTAGCACCAGACTTACTATCTAACTGACTATCTTGTACAACATACGCTTTAGCTACATTACCAAACTTAGGTGGTAGTGCATAAACTCTTGTAATGTAATCATCTTTCGTAACGGCTCTTTGTTGAGCTTGAAAGTAAGCTAAAGCATTATTCTTTACTTCTACAATACTCTCAGCACTTCTTCCACCAGCTGCTGGTGTTGGATTGTTTATAGCTATAGAGTTTTTAGTTGTAGCAGCTAGTCCTGCATTTAGACTTGTCTCATCTAAGTCTATGTTAGCCGATTGTATACTTCTAATACTATTACCTCTAACATTATTACCAACACCACCACCATATCTGTAAGTGATTGTTAATTGTGTGTTGGATGGAGCTTGACCATAAGCTTTAGTTGCTAGAAAGTTAGATGGATCGAAAGCTGTATTCAGATAAGTTGGTGAACCTGGTAAAGTAGAACCAACCTCATCTGGATTTGGAATTATTTCTTCATCAGGACTATCAGATGTACCAGCACCAAATCTTAACTCTGTCCTACCATCTTCTCTTATAAATGTTGTAAATCTTCTTGATGTCTTTAAAAGTTTTAATAGATATGGAGCTTGGTCTGAATATGTATATAGTTGGTCATCATTCTCTACTTTATTTTCCATATCTGTGAACACTGTATCTTGAGCTAAGAAAGGAACTTCATACCAATCGTTACCATCACTATCTGTACAAGAAATTACTTCTAAAACATTTTGATTAGCCAATGCTATTCTTTTATATTTTTCAGCTGCATTGAAAGTAAAAAACTCTGTAGCAACCGTTCCACTTGAAGCTCTTACACCTTTTTTTAGTAGGTAAGTAACAGGTACATTAGCTGAACTTTCGTAAACTGTTATCGTCATAGGATCGTAAGAACTTGAAAATTTAAAGTTACAATCCTCAGTAGTAACGAAAGATATTCCTGTATCTGACTGAACTTGCATACCTGCTTTTAAATTCATAGCATAGTTTAAATCAGGTTTAGTTGTGTAACTATCACCAGTTCCACTTGAGATAGCTGGAACAGTTTGAAACACATCTAAATCTACTGAAGCAGCTGAAGATAGTTTTGGTTTGTAACCCAATGACTGAGCCATATTATAAACAGTTCTCTTTTCTTCAGCAAATGATAATAAACTTTCTTTGAACTGATTATCAACATAGTAAGAAAGAACATCCCCTACATAAGATGCCATTTCAATAAACATCATACCTGGTGATGACTCGTTAAAATCATTATATGCATTTGGAAAATATATCTTAGTAAACTCAATCAGATTTTCTTTAAAAGATGTAAAATCTTTATTTAGATATCTAACTTCTTTAACTGATTTTTTATTTACTGAATATGGCATTTACTTTCTCCTACTAACCAACATTGTAATTTGAAAAATCTAAACTTAAATTTTCTTCTGAAGTTACATCAACGTTTAGAGTAAATCTCAAATTAACATTAGCTACATCTTTATTAGTATCTGAAAAGTTAGTTTCGATACTGACAATATTTATGAATGGTAAAAATTCTCCCATAGAAGCTCTAATCTCTTCTTCGACTCTACTTTCTAAATCTGTGTTTTCTTGTGAGAAAACTAAAGAAAGTAAATTTGTTCCAAACGTAGGATTACCTAACCTCTCACCTTTATTGGTAAGAAGAAGATTTCTGATATTGGATTTAGCTTGTTCTAATGCAGTCTTAGTTCTATTGAAAAACCCATTTTGTGTATGAGTCATCGGTAGCTCTAAACCAATATAAGTATCTTCATTTAAATCGTTTTCAATTACGGCCATTATAATTTACCATCTTTCTTTTTTAATGCGTTCATTACACCTCTATAATCTTTCGTTAAGTCTTGCATCACATTCTGAACTGCTTCACTTGATGTATCTACACCCGCAGCTTGTGCTGTTTGTAAAGCTCCCATCTTTCTCTTCTCTTCAGCACTACCTAACATTCCACCATAACCCATAGCCTCAGCCATTCTTGAACTATCAAATGTTCCATTACCCATTGTTGGATACTCTTCAAACTCATCTCCACGAGCGGTTTCATTTAGTATCTTATTTAACGTAGGGTTTTTAGTATAACTTACTTCTTTTGGTTTAGCTTTTTGAGGAACAGGTGTAGGTATTACTTCAGGCACATCATTTATGTTCTGTGATATAGCCTTAGCTCCTTCACTAATAAGTATCTTTTTAACCTCTTTTTGTACCTCTTGTTTAACTATTTCTCTAATTAAACTAACTATTTTTTTGGTATTCGACATGATAACTCCTATTTATATATAAATATTAAGAATTTAATTTTCTGTTTCTTTGTTCTCGTAAAGCCTTTTTTCTTTCTCTTTCTCGCTTTACTTTTTCTAATTTTTGTTTTGACTCTTCTATAAAAGTATTAAAGTTTTCGATTAAGCTTGGTGTAACATTTATAGCATCCAACGCCTCCTCTTCTTCTTTCTTTACTCTATCTATAATTAATTTTTGAGCTAAAGCAACACTAGCAGCTGCTGGGTTTAATGAAGCTGATATAGTACTAGCTTTCTCTGTAGCTTGAGCTGCTTGTCTAGCTGCTTTCAAACTCTTTAGAACAGCGTTAACGGTTTTTACTACATCTCTTACTTGATTCACCCTTTGTTCTGCGACTTCGATTTGATTTAATACCTTCTTAGCTTCTTCTCCTTGTTCAGCACCTTGTCTAGTATTAGCAACAATAATATCTATCTTTTTCTCAATACTTTCTTTTGGTAAATCAAATACACTTTGTATAGTGCTTTTTAATTTATCTGATATAGCACTCATAATTATCCTCTCACTCCAGCAACTTGAACTGGTGTTTCTACATCACCTTCTACTTCATCAATTGAACTAATTTCTTCGAGTTGATTTTCAGTTATGTAAACTGTATCACTTAATATACTTGGTAAAATATTAGATTTCATATTCTGTACTTCGTCTAACATTACT